TCTTTGCAAGAGCGTCCTGCGGAGGACGGATCGTTTCCAGACAGATGATCGGGTTCTGGTAGTACAACAACCCTTGTGCCCCTTTCAGGGCTTCGGACTCGTACCCTTCAACGTCAAGATGGATGAGTCCAACTTCGCCTTCAAAGTCATCAATCCGTACAAAGGGATACGCATGACCTTCAGAGACAGTAAAACCACCGCAATTGATAGGACCATCGGGGTTATTAAGGCCGCACCAGCCATGTGAAACCCCGAGAGCCGCTTGGATCTTGACGACATTTGGCTCTTGGACGTTGTTCACCAAACAGTAGAAGTTCGTCGGATCGGGTTCGACCGCTATAACTCTTTTAAAGTGCTTGGCGTACTGTTTGGCGTAGAGGCCAACATTGGCCCCGGCGTGTATACACACGTCGAAGTTGGTGACGTACTGGAGGATCTTTTCTGGGAGCGTCTGCTCACGGATGTAGCACCACTCCCAAGCGCCTTGGTCTGTCTTAGGCCAAAGCCAGCCTTCTCGGGTTTCTACGTCCATGTTTTCCTAAAGAAGATTGCCGGTTACGATTATCCGGCGTGCGTGTTGATGGCTGCCCGATTTGCAGGGGACTGGCGCCCCGCACCGAATAAGATGACCGCCATCACGAGGCTAAGGGGCGTCCCGTGGGATCAGTCCCCGCCTGCGTGGCGGTCGTCAAACTGTGTTGAATATGTATCTACGCGTCTAAACGCGGTTAAATACATATCAAACCATCGTAAGTGAGCGCCTGACTGGTTTATTCCACGTCAGGTTGGTTCCGTTGATGAAACCAGCTTCAGGGGCGGCGAAAGTCAGACAAAAGGCGTCTGCAATATCCGGAGAGGGTATTCCCCTCCTCTTCATGTCCTCTTTCGACTCGACTTGCACCTTCCCAGCCGAGGAGAACAGATAACGCGCCGACGTGAGTTCCGCGATGAGTGTCGGGTCTTTGGGGATCTTGCAATCCCGCTTGTTGAGCCAGTCCCTAGCCCTGTACCACAACTCTGCCCGGAGGTTTCTGTAGTTCCCGATGCTTGGACTCTCTGAGACGTTGATCCCCAGAATAGGTAATCCAAGCTCACGCAAACGATCAACAACACCCGCTCCCATGCCAATCGCATCAACCATGATGGATTCAGGTTTAGGGTCACTGATGTCGTATTCCGCTTTCACAGCCCCACAGAGCTGCATCAGGTCCAGATTTCTCCAGGTCTTGATGTCGATAACCACATTCCCCTGTCTTCGGACAAGGGCGCTTCTATCCCCACCGAACCTCGCTACGTCTAACCCCCAGACTGTCTGAGCTTGGGGGTTGCCTTGAACGTCCCGGTTAGAAGCACTTTCCGCTAGGTCAAGGGAGATGATCGTGTCGTCGTCACTTCGGGGGAACTCCCCTAGAACGCGAACACGAAAGGCGTTGGAGTCCTCTCCGTACCTCAGTTTCATCTCTTCGACGAACTCTGGGGAGACTCTCGGAGAGTCCTGACAGGCGACGTGGAAGACCTTCCACTGGTCCGCTAAACGAGTGTGGGAGTCGTAGAAGAATCCCGTACCACGAGTGGGATTGCCGGTAAGGATTGTAGTCGCGTTGTGGGCGCTCATGGACCCGCTGGCGGCTTCAAAAACAGGAGCCGGGACACCAGAGGCTTCGTCTACCAGAAGTAAGACGTGGGCGCTGTGAATGCCCTGGAGCGATTCCGGGGTTTCGGCCCTGGACGTTCTGGCAGAGATAAACACCTCGTCAGGAGCGGACTTCAGGGATACCTTGTCCGTCGTGACGATAAGCAGTTCTTTCAGAAACGGAGGAAGGTTGTTTACCTGCCCCCTAAGTTCCGCGAACAAGGCGTCAAATAACTGCGTCGAAGATGGCGCGGTCATTACGCACTTGGACGGGTACTTCGTCAGTGCGTGCCATAAGGCGAGCCAAGACAGAACGGCGCTCTTTCCGACGCCATGACCGCTCCGAATCGTGATCCGGCGCTCTCCTTCAGCGACAGCCTGAAGAACCTCCTTCTGCCAAGCGTCAGGCTCAACGCCTAACATCTCCTTGACGAACCGAACCGGGTCGTTCCCGTACCGATTCAAGAATTCCGTGAACGGATTGGCCTTAGACATGCGCCCAGCGGTCGCCGCTCCGTAGCCGCGAGATATACGCCTGCCGAGTGCCAAACAACTTGGCCGTTTTGCGCTGAGACAGGTTTCCGTACTTCATCTGGCGAATCTGATCTTCCGTAAACCGATTGCCCCAATGCCTTTCACCGGACAGAACCCGGTCCGTCGGCTTGTCTAGCTCGTTCTCTTCACGAGTGCCCCAGCACAGGTTCTCCAAGCGGTTGTCCCTGGCGTTCCCGTTGAGGTGCCTGCAAACCAACCCATCAGGGCGGGGGCCGACAAACGCATCCAAGACGAGCAAATGGACATTCCTGACTTTCAGGGAGCCATTGAGGTCGCGGAGGCTGACTCGCCAGTAATCCCCACGAGAAGACCCGCGAAGGACACGGCCACGACGCAAAATGCCGTTAACTTGCGTCCGGTCCAGGCTCTTAACCCGGCCTAAATCGGATACTTGGTAAATCCCCTCGTACCCAACTACGTCTTTCCAGATTTCTTGACTCATCCTCTACACAAATGGGCAGCAGTCGAAAACCCGTAAGCCCAAACCTTCTCCAAAACCAGCCAGATTAGGGCCAAAGCACACAAAATCACCACAAAATTCACCAGAGGGCGGAAAAAGGTGGTCATTGTGGGATGAACCGAAGTCTCCATCCGGAGCCGTTTCAGCGAAAGTGGGATTTACCAGAAATAAAAATGGGGTTTCCTGTGGTCAGGCCACCTAATCGGCTCCAAACCACCCATTACCTCACCCAAACACGCCCTCTCCTTCGCCCTAGAAGGCCGCGTGTGGAACAAATCGTCCCACCACCGAGGCCATTCCTCTAACCAGTGCCAATCGTGCCTAATCAGACCACGCTTCCGCTTGGCAGATAGGATGTCGCGAGAAGTGCGGGACATTTTTAGAAAAAAATCAGCAGCAGAGATTGGTACCTATGGGGGTCTACGCCTACTCCGCCCCGCCCTCGACCCCATGCCGGGGGCTAAAACCGGCTCCCAGGGTCAGAACAGGGCCGGATCTGCCATATTGTCACGCCATAACGTGACAGACTAGGGCTAACCCATTGATTCTATTGACTGTCGGCTACCATGCTTAGGTAGAGGATAGGCAAAGTGTGTAGTGTTTACTATACACTCTATACGCGCGTGCGTAGTGAGTGGCGCGGCCTCTCTAGTCTCTACTCGTCTACCTGTTCGATAGCCTGAGCTTGCGTGGTTACTGTCTTGAGCGCATCCCGCATGGCTGCCAGGTGTAGTGCAGTGACATCCGTAACAGCGATGTCGGCTTGGATCCTATCTCCATATTGGCTAGGGTCTAGCCTAGCTGCTACCCATTTCCTGTTCTCGCTGCTGATCCTAGCTGATGCTGGATCTAGTCTGCCATCTTCTACCTTGTCGGCAATCTCTGCGATTCGTTCGGCGTGATATTGAGCCTGTGCTTTCTTGGCGGCCTGGTATTCATCCCCGAAGGTTTGCAGTGTCTTGCAAATGTAGTATTGGCTAATCGGCTGGCCCGTGAGGTTCGCTACATGGTCCGCTATCCTTTGCTGCGTCCAGCCTGTAGCTACCATGTCCAATAGCTGCTCTTTGGACAGAGCTCTAGTAACCAGCGCAGCCTTTTGCTTTGTCTTTGGCTGACTCGGCATTAGTGGAAGCCTACCTTGTAGACTCTTGGTTCAGCAGGCTCGATCCCGTTAGCTTCGGCGTATTGCCTGATATATTCCTGGCGGTCATGGTCACCGGGATAGATGCCCGTAGAACGCCATATAAGCCTCACCAGTGTGTCCATTGGGGCACATTCGGTATACTCATCGGCTAACAGTCTATCGCTGAAGTGCTGCGTTACAGCGACGTTTAGGTAGTAGTCCATTCGATTAGGTATTGTCCGGAGAACCTGATCGCTTGCGCTTGTGGCGCGCTCTCAGGTTCGGAAGGTTGCAATAGGTAGTGAGTGACAACTGACGTTGCGGTTGGGATGCTGGTCATTTTGCCCGCCGCCAACCTATTATTGGCGCAGACCGGCCTTTTCTGTCTACACCTCATCTAACTCATTGATTCCATTATAGGTCAATTGCCTACCATGCGCAAGCTATTGGAGTCAATGCGGAATGTACTTATATGCTTCTAGTGGTGGTATGGTAGATTGGAGTCGTCAGATAACACAAGGAGCGAAGTAGACATGAACGCAAACTATCAAGGGATGACTTTCCAGCAAATCGCGGACGCGGGGCACGAGGCTAATAGGCGCGGCAACTACATTGAGGCTGCTGCTGCGTATCGAGAAGCGGCGAGGGTCGCCGCATGGCCTCAAGATCGTGACGCGTTCATGGAAGCGGCTAACGAGTTGGACCGCCGCGCAACTTGCGAGGAAGATTCAGGCAAGTGACGATTGCGGAAAGGCCCGGTTATCCGGTCCTTTCTGGAATCCACAAGAGGGTAGAGAGATGCTTACACCACACGCTTACCTTTCAACGTCCAACGGCGCTTGGAGGGTTATCTGTCAAGGAATGCCACTTTGCGCGGACACTTCCCGCGATTTAGCTGAAAAGGTAGCGCGGCATTACGGATTCACTCCAGAGACAATGGCAATCTGGAATGGCGACAAAGGGGAATTTATCCCTGCCCCCAATGCCCCAGGGGAATAACCATGGCACAGAAACATACACCGGGTCCGTGGCACGTCGGCATGACGATTACCGGAAAACCTGCCATTGTCTACACTGAGTCAGGATATGCGGTCTGCAATTGCGTCACACATCATGGCCGCAGTTCTGAAAACGACATGACGGCTAATGCCCGCCTAATCTCCGCCGCGCCTGACTTGCTGGCGGCCCTATCCGCGATCGTGCGGGTTCAAGATTCCTGCATGACGGACGAGGAC